TGAGAACGCTCAACTTGATCACATCAAGGAATTGAACCAAGAGCTATTGCTACCAAACACTGTAGCAAACATCGCTGCTGGTTCAGGTGCAACTGATGCTAACGTAACAGCTGGAACTGATTTAAGAATCGGTGACACTATACAGTTAGTAGACGCTGGTGCAGCTACAGCTAATAACGTAGCTATCTCAGCAATTTCTGGAACAGACGTAACACTTGGCACTATGTCAGGTACGCCTGCTGCAGGAACTTCAACTGTTGCGGATAACCTTTCGGTTACTGCAAGAGCTGGATTAACTTCTATTGATGACATTGTTCAAATAATTAACAGTGCATCACAAGGAAATGCTGGAGTACAAAGCATGGGTTCTGCCTATGACTTAACTGTATCTACAGCTAGTTCAAAACAAAGAACTTCAGGAAGCTGGAACGCTGCTGCTGCTGTAAAAGGTAACAGTGGAGTTGGAAGAGACCTATCTCTAAACCTACTTGATGACTGTATTCAGGCAATCAGGACTAATGGTGGAGAACCTAAGTTAATTCTTATGGGTCACGACCAGTACTTTAAACTAGAGAGACTACTTAACTCTCAGCAAAGATACATGGGACAGGAAGAGTACCAAGTTGGTGTAGGATCTGAAAAGACCTTCCCCGGAACTCGAACTGGTCTAGTACTTGCTACTTACCAAGGTATTCCAATACTACCAGATGCAGACACTACTAAATCAGAGGCTGCTTCAGGTGGTTCAAAACTAGGTTCTAACATCTACGTTTTGGATACTGATTACTTAGAAATCGCTGTGGCTCAACCTACTCAGTATATTGAGAACAGAGATTACTTCGCAGCTGACGCACTTGTTGTTAGAGGTTTGCTATACACTATGGCAGAGTTCAGAGCATACAGGTTTGACGTTCACGCTAAGATACAAGACTTAAGTACATAGTCACTAAAGTCTTAGTAAAGTAAGAATAAATAGACTATATGTAAAGCAGGGGGTAGTTATAAAAATATAATTACCCCCGCTTTTAAATGAATGTAATGTAATGTAAGGATGAATAATGCAGGTTGTATATGCAGATGGTATGTTGCAAAGTTTGGATGTCCAGACAAAGAGGATGGTTGGAGAAGTGATGACTTTAATAGAGGGATCACTATCTGATACTTCAGCAACTACGGCTTTAAAGAAATCTATAAAGCAAGCTATGTGGAGAGCTACTAGAAATGTTCAAGATGACGTGATAGGTATGGCTTTTAATAAAGGAGAAATAAACGATGAAACATACGTTTAAACAATCAACCGCAACGCCGGATACTAGAATTATTGCTAGGTCTGCGTTAGGTTATGACTGGAACTATCTTGCTGATGCTGAAACTTTATTGTTCGGTAGTACAGATGAGACTGCTTTCAGAATGCAGAATATATCTCCCGGTACTGGTATTTCTACTGGTACAGGTACAGTCTATAAAGGCAATGTAACAGTTGCTGGAGATATAGTTAAGACTGAAATTCTTATAGATTTAACTGGATTAACTTCTGCAGCAGCAGCTGATATTATCGGTGTAAATGATGCTGCAAACTGTCATATAGGACAGATAACAGCAGCCTTAAATGGAACAATAGTTGCAGGGCATATAGAATGTTTTGAGACACCTACAACAGGTGAACCTGACATTGATGTATATTCTGCTACAGAAGCTACTGGTACAGAGAATGCTGCAATTGGTGACTTAACTGAGACAGCTTTACTAAATACTGGAGCTGACTGGACATTGACTAAACAGAAGATGGCTCTTACAGCATTACCTGCTGCTGATTCATACTTATATTTAGTTGCGTCTGGTGGTGGAGATGCTGGTGTTTATGATGCTGGTATTTTCTTACTTACACTTTACGGTTACTCATCATAATAAATAAGTAAATAAATAATGGAGTAACCACTCAATAATATGGGTGGTTACCCATACGCATAGAAATTTAGGAGAATATATAAATGGCGATAGCAAATGATTATACTGACTCAGCATCGTGGGAAACTTGGCAATCAGATCCAAGTACTAGAACTGCTGTACAACCTTGGGATAGATACGTAGCGTTTAGTGGTACAGTAGGAACTTCTGCAGTGGATGCTTTAAATCTTTATGCAGGTCCATATTATAACTTAGATCAAGGAGGAGCAGCAGGAACTACTGCTAATTGGGAACTAGCTACTACAGGTAGTCCCGGCATAAATAGAATTTTAAACCCATCAATAGAGAATGCAACTATATCAGAATTTACAGCAGACGGTTCAGCAATTTCTAGAACCACTGCGAATCCACATTTAGGGTCAGCAGAACTTACAGCAAACCCAGCAAACTCGGCAGCTAAAGAAGGATTTTATGTTGAGACAGAAGACTTGGCTGGAGGAACTAGTAGAACTTCAGACGCTTATATAGTAGCTTCAGGAATGGTAAGAGGAGCATCCGCATCAGGAGATGCAGTAATGCAGATTACAGACTCTGATGGAACTGTACTTGCCACAGGAACTGCAGTAGATTTAACTACAGATTATCAACGAGTAAGTGTGACATATAAATTAACAACCACTCCTACTGCATACAGGATCAAGTTCTGTTCAAATACCCAACACAATATTAATATGTATTGGGATTGCTTGATGTGGGATAAAAGACAAAACACTGCTCTTATAGATTACGTAGATGGAAGTTTAGCTGGAGGTAATGGTTACCAATGGCAAGGGACTGCTAACCTATCTATATCAAAACATCTTATGCCAATGGGTGCGATAAGAGGAATAAGTATTAGAAACACACACGCCTCTCAAGTATTATATGTATCCTTTGATTGTACTGCAGAAGCAAGTACAGCAGCAATTAAGCTGACTGGTAATGATACTACAGAACATAATCATTTTATTAGTACACATCCTTTAGACTTTAGAAAAAATGTATCCGTTTATGGTAGTGGTTCAAGCACTGGCTATGAAGGAGTAATATGGGGAGTTGCGGCTCCCGTAGGATAGGAGGTTAATGTGGTCACATTAGCGACTACAAATACAGAATATAACTCATGGGTTTCTGAGGACGAGACTATTATTTCTCTTGAAAAAGCTCAGTCTGGTAGAACTACTCTTGATGATATCGTTGATGCCTTAGATGAATACAAAAGATTATTCATTGCAGGATTAGCATCTCCGGGTGAAAAAATTACTCTATCCAGAGCTTATCCAGATAATGTGGAATACTCAGAATCATGCGAAGCTCTTAAAAATGATGAAGGGGAAGATTCTGTTATGATAGTTGGAGGTCCAGCTTCTGTAGAAGTGGTAGATAGAGAAGGACATCTTATAACTTCTGACGCTTTAAAGAAAGCATTTAAGAGATATATGGATAACTTCAGGGGTAGAAACGTAATGGTTATGCACTCTGACGTACAAGTTGGGCACGCTTTACCAGCATATATTAGTAAAGCAGGTAATATATTTAAGAGTGGGGTTGATGATAAAGGATTATTTTTTATCGCTGAACTCCGTGATGACACTAAAATATCTAATCGAGTGAGAGATCAAATTGAAAAAGGTGGTATGAAATCTTATTCTATCGCAGGAAGTGCTACAAAGAGTAAAGAGATTAATAAATCTGATGGTAGTCATGTACTACAAGTAGATGATATGGAACTTGCTGAAGTAACTATATGTGAAAAAGGAGTAAATCAGAATGCTCATTTTGAATTACTTAAAGGTGATAAAGCTGAAGGATCATGTGTAGATGGAAGTTGTCTAACTAAAGAAGAGGATACCACACCACAACCAGAGATAATTGCCATATCTAAATCAGAGATGCCCTCTTTCAAAAATATGTTTGTAAGTTGGATAACTAAAGAATCCAAAGATGAAGATACTTCTAGAGCAGTAGCCATAGCAACTGCACAAGCTAAGAAGGAAGGCTACAAGAAATTTACTGATGGAAGTCCCGGAGATAATAGAAGGGATAAGATAGCAGAAGAAATCAAG